TGCGACCCAGTGGTCGTATACGCCATAGCCTGGAACGTCGCCGTAACGGACGCTTATACCGCCGCTGCGAACATCCGTCACGATCCCGCGACGCCCCTCGATTTCCTTCGGGCCGCCGTGCCTGCTCAGGCACTTGATGACGTCGCCGACCTTCACTGGCGGCTTCTCGGCATCCTGCAGCTCGGGCGCTAGCACGTGCAGGTCGTCGACGTGAAACAGATACGGAAACGGCTGGCCGCAGGTGACGATCCACCAACCGGGCTCGCGTTGTGGCGCGTACGCTTCGACGATCTTGCCGCTTTGATCGATGAGCGCATCCCGATCATCTCGCGGATTGAGCCAGCCTTTTCGGGCGAATCCCGTAATCGTGACCTTCTTACCCGCGGCGAAACTGCGTTCTTGGATCTGATCCATACGTGCTACCTCTTGGCGTCAAAAAAGAACGGAGGGCCTTAAAGGCCCTCCGTTCAGCGCGCTACATCACTTGGTCTTGGCACCGGCCGCCAGGAGCGCCGCCTTAGCCCGCGCCGCCGCCGCCGCGAAACCCGCGGCCTGCTTGACCTGCCGCTTGGCCTGCGCCTGCTTGCGACGGATCTCCAGGTAGTCCAGCGCCTGCTCGACGTCGTGCAACGGCTTGAACGTGCCGTCCTTCTCGGCCAGGTACACGAACGGCATCGGCCGCTCGGGATCCCAGCCGAAGCTCTCGGTCACCAGCTGCAGATAGAGGTGGACTTCCTCGATGGCGTGCAGCGTCACCTGCACCGGATCCTCGTCCTCGCCGTCGGGCCCGAGTCCATAGGGCGGATCACGGTGATCGCGGTAGTCGTGCACCGGCGTGCCCTCGCCGTCCTTCGGGTCGAGCGCCCGGCGGTACTGCAAGTTGCCGATGAAGATCGCCGCCTTCTGCACGCCGAAGCACAGGCTGAAGATGGCGTTCGGCACCTCCAGCGCGTCCATCGACTCGGCCACCGCGACGAGCGCCGTGCTGAGATCGCCGTCCGTAGCCGCGAGCAGCTCGGACATGTGCTTGATCTTCAGGCGCGCCGAATCATCTTCGATGCCGGAGCCCGTGTTGCGCATGGCGTTCTCCACCGCCTTGTCCAGCAGATCTTTGGCCTTCGGGCTCAGCTCGAAGGCCGCCAACTTCTGACTGGCCGCCTCGGTGGGGTCGGCCTTGGCCTTCTCGGCCAGGTGCTGCTCCAGGGCCTGCGCGGCCCGATCGCGGGCCTCCAGATCGGCCAGCTCCTCGGTGATGTCACGCGTGTCATCCCGACCGGCCAGCAGGCCCATGTCTGTGTTGGCCAGGATGTCCTTCACGTTGTTGGTCTTGGTGCTCATGGTGAAACTCCTTACAAGTGGTTTAGTGAGGTAGGTACTGCGCGCCGCGGGAACTCGTACGGCAACCCATCCAGGTTGTGCGAATCAGACCGACAGCTTGCGGGCCAACGGCCCTTGGAAATGGCGCCAGCGACGCTGACGCCAGTCGAACCGCGACCAGCCAACGAACTTGGCATACAGTCGCAGCCAGATGCTGAAGAGGATGCCGGCGGCCTCCGCTTGCAGCAGCCCTTCGGTCGACGTACCGAAGAACAGGAACAGGATGGAGGAGTGCAACAGCACATCCACCCATCCTTTGTAGCCCACCAGCTTGCGCATCGTTGCTGGGCTCACGTGCGATATCAGCAACGAGAAGCTGATGAAACTGACGAAGGTGGCGATCATGAACATCGCGCTTACTCCTTCGCGATGAGTTCGTCGACACGACGCAGGATCGAGCGCATGTCCTCCGCACGCTCGGCCAGTTCACGCGCATCGGCCTTGAGCGCACGCTTGTGCTCCTTGGCCAGCTGCCGTGCGGCGAACTCGATACGTACATCCCGCGCCAACCCGTGGGTCGTTGCGCGGATGAGCTGGACAGCGCCGACGAAACCATCCTCGGCGCTACGAACGACATCAGAGATACGAGTGATCATGACAGACTCCTTAAAATGCGTAGGGTTAGACCTTGACACAGCGACCGGTGCGCATCGCCTCTTCACGAGCAGCAGCCATCGCATCACGACGTGATGCGAAGCCTGACGTATCGAAGCGCGTGCGCTTGTTGAGATCCTCGCGCAGCATGTGGTTCGTGCGCATCAGCACCGCGTTCTCATCACGAACACGCTGCAGATCGCCCTGCAGCTGGCACACCTGATGGCGCAGAGCATCGAGCTCGCGCGCCATGTCTGCCTTGGTACGTTGACGTGCCATTAGCGGATACTCCTCTTAGCGATGACCTGCTTGTAGACACGCGCCGCGTTCTGCGCCGCGATGACATGACGTTCAGCAACGTTGACGAGCTTGCGCGGGTCAACGTGCTTGATGCGATCCTTGACCGTGTGGATGACGGTGAACGACACAACGTCACACGCAAACACGGTAGCGATAGTGGCAGCGATCATGCTTCAAGCCTCCATTCGTAGACGCATTGGGCATTCATGGCGTTGAGTTCATCCAACGTCATGACGCCAAGCAACGTGAACTCGCGATCGACGATGTAGTCGATGTCTTCGTGAAACGGGTAGCGCATATCCATGACGATGACTCCGTGGGTTGAGAACACGAAGACATGGACTGCGCTCGTCGATCGAAGATCGACGACCACCCCCGGGGGCATATGGAGTTCCTTTTGGGAATGGGACCCGCCAAAAGCGATCTGTCATGGCCAGATCTGGCGGGGTAAAGGGTAGGGGGAGGCCGGTCGCAAGGTGCGGTCTTTTTGTATGCACCCCCGGGGGTAGTGGGACTCCAGGCCGGATGGGACCCAAATGTTGCGCTAAGGTAAAAATGTTGGTACGCTCATGAGCGTACCAACCCCAGGATTCCCGCGGTGACCGACCAGAATCGCAAATTCTTCTCGATCGAAGCGCATAGTGCGTGGATCGCAGCTCTTATCATGGCGCTCATCGGCCAAGGGGTGACGCTCATCGTCAAGGTGGGCTCCCTGACGGAGCGCGTGGAAGGCTTGAACCGGCAGCTCGAAGTGCAGCAGCATGCTTTCGAACGCGAAATTGACAGTCTTCGGGAGCACCGGTGATGGAATCCGAAGTCGAGGCCATCTATGAAGGCGAGCGGATGGCGTTGTACTACGCTCGTATCGGCGTGACCCGATATCCGCCGTTCTCCAAGCTTCCTCCCCTAGTCACCGGGCGCCTGATCGACGATTACCGGCGGTATCTGGAGACCAAGGGCGCTTCCCGCGATGAGGCGGAGTACATGGTCACCAACGATCTTCGGATCGCGGTCGAAAAACTACGCTCATCGGTCGTACCTCTTCCGAATTTGGGCAACGTGCGTCATGGCGTCCTGCTTCATGTGGCGCTTTTTATCGGCATTGATGCGCTCAAGGGGCAAAAAGCCCTATGGGATGCGCTTCGCGCCGAGGACTACGAGGCGGCGCACGATGAACTCCTGTCTTCAACATGGCCGAAGCTTGTGGGCGACACTGAGCACGCACGCAAACGCGTGCTCGACCTCGCCCGACAGCTGCGGATCGGTCAACTCCCCGCCGATTGGCTACCACACACCCGGGACATGCAATGAAACTGACCATGCACCTCGACGCCGAGGGTCTGAACTACGGCAAGCAGTGGGAAGGGCTCTCCTTGGACGCCTATTTGGACACCGCCGGCGTGCCCACCATCGGCTACGGCCACACCGCCGGCGTCACCATGGGCGACAAAATCACCCAGGAACAGGCCGATTTGTTCTTCCACGAGGACCTCGCGCCTACCGAGGCGTGCGTTAACAGCCATGTCGAGGTCGCGCTGACCCAGAACCAGTACACCGCGCTGGTCTGGTTCGTGTTCAACGTCGGCTGTGGCGCGTTTTCGGGGTCCAGCGTCTTGAAAGCCATCAACAAGGGCAATCTGGACGTCGTTCCGGACCTTCTGAGCCAGTGGAAGTACATCACCAACCCGAAAACCGGCAAAAAGGAGGTTTCCAACGGACTCGTGAACCGCCGGGCGAAGGAAATCGCCATCTGGAGCGCGCCCGACACCGGTATGCCGTCGGTCGCACCCCCGGAAGCGGTGATCCTGGAGACGATTTCTCCGCCCGACGCTCCGAGTCCGAAGGCCGCGGACGCTCCGGTGCCGGTTGAACCGCCTGCCCGCCCCGCGCAGACCCGCATCGGCCAGGGCGCGATCGCCACGATCTGGACCGGCATCACCGGCGCCATCGTATCGGGCGCTAACCAGGCCCAGCAGCTCACCGCGGCGGTCCATTCGGCCTTCGACGGCACCGCGCGCGGCGGTCAGGTGGCCATGTTGGTCGGATCCGTGCTGGCCGTGGCGTCGATTGGCTTCGCGATCTACGTCTATTGGCACAAGCGCACGAACCTGCAGGGGAAGGGGGACTGATATGAACGTCTTACTCCCGTGGTGGGCCAAATGGGCCGCGCTCGGTGTAGTCCTTCTCCTACTCCTTCTGGGGTATGGCATCTGGCATCATTCCGTCTACCAGTCGGGCTATGATGCGGGTGAGGCGAACGTGAAGACCGAGTGGGACGCGGCCAACACGAAAGCCTTGGCCGATGAAAAGATGCGTAAAAAGGCCGCCGAGGGACAGATCGCGCCCCTCCAGGAGACGGCTCAGCCCAAGCTCGACGCGTCGAAAGTGCGTACAGTGACGGTCGTCAAGACCGTGGAGAAGATCGTGTATGCGAATCCGCAGTTTGCTGCTGCTGCTCGTCCTGACGACCTTGGCCGGGTGCGGCGAACGCAACTGGCGGCCATCGCCGCCGCCGCAGGTGGGTATACCCCGGCCCCCAGTGGCAGCGCAGCAGCACCCGCTGGGTCCGGTCCCTGAACGTACGTTCAACCCACCCATGGCGGAGTCGGAGCCAGCCGATGCCGTGAACCGCGAACGTTGGTTACAGTGCGTCGTTTCGCTGACCGCGGCGCAGGGGTACTTCCAGGTCCTCGAAGTCAAAGGCTATTTCAACGAAGGGAACACGCCGTGACGATTACCGCTTACCAGCTCGCTGTCGGCAACACCCCGGACGACCTGTACAAGGCCGTTCTCGACGGGCTGATGCACAGCTACCAGCCGTACTACCAGCCGTTCATCGACATCAATGGTCGTTACTGCCAGCCGCTGATCATCGGTACGCCGCCCGGCGGCGGTGGGGGCGGTCCTCCGCCCGGTTCGGCCATCGTGTCACCCGGCGACGGCATTTCCTTGCGCACCAACGGCACGGATAAGGGTGTAGGCACCGCCTACGTCATCGGCGAGTTCGTCGGCGTCGATACCGGTCCGGACTACGCCGTGGTGACCAATGGTGGTTCGACCAACGTATCCAATCTGGACGGGTCGAAGTTTGCCGGTGCGCAGGTCAACGTGGATGGGACGGGCAACGTCACCATGCAGCTGTTCGCCCCGACGGCCCTCGTCAGCAACAACCAGGCACTCACGATCGGCGGTTCGACCTACACGTTTACCGTAGCCGGCGGTCTCATCACCAACATCGTCGTTAGCTGAGGTCCGTCATGTCCATTACCGCGTACAACATCCTGGTGGCCAACAACACCGACAAGCTGGTCGACGCGGTCTCGACGGCCATCGGCGATAGCTGGCAGCCGTACCAGAACATCTTCGTCACCGATAAGGGAAAGATGGCGCAGTGCGTCATCCAAGGTGTTCCGGACGGTGGCGGCATCCCCGCAGGCGCTGTTGTGGTCCAGACCGGTGATACCGTGCAGCTCGGGGCCAACGATGGCACCGGGTTCGGCTCGGGTACTGCGGATGTCACCGATAGTGTGTTGCAGGTCAATCTCCCGGCGACCACCGCGCCGGTGAACGATCAGGACGTGGTACAGATCACCAACAGCGCCGGTGCGGATAGCCATAGCGCGACGGCCACGGTGGCATCGGGCGCTATCACCAGCGTGAAGTTCGCCGCCACCATCGCCATGGTAGACAACGCCGACACCGTCGCGGTGCACAACTCGGCCGGTACCAACGTGGTCGGTTCGCACGCCGCGGAAGTGGCTCTGGGCGTCCTGACCGACGTCAAGCTGGCGGCAACCGTGGCTCCCGTGGTCAACGGCGGCACACTGACGGGCGTCACCCCGAGCGGCGTCTACACCAACACCATCACTTTTACGGTCTCCGGCGGTGTCATCACGGCCGTGGCGCTGAGCTGATGCCATGGCCTCGAACCCCCTCAACATGACACTGCAGATCTTCCAGGGGCAGACGTTCGACTTCGGCTTCCAGCTGACGAACGCCGACGGTACCCCACGGGATCTGACGGGTTACGCGGTCCGGATGCAGATCCGGGCCGACGTGACCGACACGGACGCCATTCGGACCTGGTCCACCACGGACGGACACATCATGATTGATGGGCCGACAGGCACGATTGCGTTCAACGTTTCCAGCGCGGAGACCTACGCGCTGCCCACGCAGAACTCGCTGATCCAGTGGTTCTACGACATGCTGCTGACGTCGGGCGGCGGCCACGCGGAGCGCCCGGTTCAGGGTGCTGTCGTGGTCACCCCGGCGGTCACCCGCCCCGACCCGGTAACCTGATATGACCACCACCGTCCATATTGATGTGCCCCACGTGATGATGGGCAAGCGCGTCGCGGTCTCGCGCGTCGATGCCTCGGGCAAGACCCTGCTCGCGACGGCCGTCGGCGCGGATGGAGCGATCCCCGATCTGTTGGTCTACGCCGGCAACTACCTCGTCATCGAGGAGATCGAGGATCCACTCCCGGACGCGACCGCCTGATTTCCTGTACTCTAGGGGCCAGTATGGGCGCACTGACTCCCCAAGAAGAAAAATTCCTCCATCATCTGGAGGTCCTTGGCGTCCCGCAGACACGCGCTGCGGAGCTATCGGGTATTTCCAACCCCGCCACGGTGCTGCAGCGCCCGGATGTCGCGATTCGGCGCCAGCAGATGCGCGATGCGGTCCGCGCGCGGGTGCAGATCACCAAGGACGACGTGATTTCGGGCCTGAAAGAGGCCATCGATCACGCCAAGCTGACCGATGAGCCGATGGCGCAGATCGCCGGCTGGCGCGAAATTGCCAAAATGCTCGGTTACGACGCGCCTAAGCAGGTCAATGTGACCATTACGGGCGACGTGAAGCAGGTCCGCAAGCAGATTTCGACCCTGACGGACGCCGAATTGCTGGAGAGCCTCGGGGCAGAAGACGTTATCGATGCCGACTTCTACGAGATCAAGCGCCTTGGTCATCCTTAAGCCCCCGATCGGCTGCCCGAACTGCAAAACCGAGCAGCCACTGACGCATTTCCGGCGGCTGCAGGACTGGCCGCTGATCTACATCGACTTTTGCAACGACTGCTGCCAGCGTTTCGGTACCAAGCAGCTCTATGAGATGCCCAAACACCAGCTGGAGATCTCCAAGGAGGCCCAGCGCATCGTTCTGTGCGGTCTGGACCATGAGGCGAACCACAACGACCTCAAAGTGGTCAGTCGGCAGGAGGAGCAGCGCCGCGAGCTGATGCGCCGCGAGCTGATGCGCCGGCGTCTTATCTATTATGTGACGCAGAACACCCCGACGTACAAGGCGGGGTGGGTTCACCACGATATCAGCCGGCGCCTGGAGCGATTCATGCACGACGTCGAGGAGCGTAAATCGCCCCGACTCATGCTGTTCATGCCGCCGCGTCACGGTAAATCCCAGCTGGCGTCCAAGGACTTCCCGCCCTGGGTGCTGGGCCACCATCCGGACTGGGAGATCATTTCGGCGTCCTACGCGGTCAGCCTGCCGATCGGCTTCTCGCGCTACATCCGCGACCAGCTGAAGTCACAGGAGTATCAGGCGGTGTTCGACACCCGCCTGCGTCCGGACAGCCAGGGCGTCGAGGAGTGGCAGACCACGGCCAGCGGCCGTTACCGCGCGGCAGGCGTGGAGGTCGGTATTACCGGTACCGGCGCGCACATCCTGATCATCGACGACCCGATCAAGGACTACCAGGAGGCGCAGTCGGAGACCGTCCGTGAGAATGCCTACAACTGGTACACCTCCACGGCGCGCACCCGATTGGCGCCGGGCGGAGGAGTCCTTTTAATTCAAACTCGATGGCATGACGGGGACCTGGCCGGTCGGCTCATCACCGACCGGCAGGCGCTCCTCGAAGCGGGGGTTCCACA